CAGCGTTTACAGCCGGGTGGTTCGATAGTTTTGGTACAGACTCGGTGGTCAGAGAAGGACATGACGGGTCAGTTATTGCGAGCGATGGCGAAGGATCCGTTAGCGGATCAGTGGGAGGTTGTTGAGTTACCTGCTATTTTTGACGATGAGACGCCGTGTTGGCCGGAGTTTTGGAGTTTGGAGGATTTGACTGCGGTCCGCGCATCTATACCTTTGAGCAAGTGGAATGCTCAGTATCAGCAGAATCCTACTGGTGAGGAGAATGCTATTATTCCTCGCGAGTGGTGGAAGAAGTGGGAGCGTGAGACTGTTCCTCAGTTAGAGTTTGTGATTCAGAGTTACGATACTGCGTTTAGTAAGCGTGAGAGTGCGGATTTTTCTGCTATTACAACGTGGGGGGTGTTTTATCCTAACGAGGGACAAGGCGGACCTAATTTAATTTTGTTAGACAGTAAAAAGGGGCGATGGGATTTTCCAGAATTGAAAGCTATAGCTTTTGAGGAATACAAGTTTTGGGACCCTGACACGGTAATTATTGAGGCGAAGGCGAGTGGTTTACCGTTGACTCAGGAGCTTAGAAGTGTGGGTATACCTGTAGTTAACTTCACGCCTAGTCGTGGTAATGACAAGATCAGCCGGGTACATGCTGTAAGTCCTATGTTTGAGGCTGGCATGGTTTGGGTCCCTGACAAAGTGTGGGCAGATGAGTTGATTGAGGAGGTCGCTGCGTTTCCAAATGGGGAGCATGACGACTTGGTTGACAGCATGACACAGGCATTAATGCGCTATCGGCAGGGTAATTTTGTACAATTACCAACAGATGATTGGCAAGACGAAGAAGTTTCTGCTAGAGTGCGTGTATATTATTGACGGAGGGCCTTATGGCTATTGGCGGATTAATGGATACTAACGTTCCAAGTCAGTTGGACGAAGATGATTTACGTGCTGAATTAGAGATTGAACTTCCTGATTCTGGCGCGGATCCTTACTTAATGGCTGCGGACCTTGATCCGGATGCTCCCGAGATTGAGATCACGGAGGACGATGACGGCAACGTTACTGTTGACTTTGATCCGGGTGACATGCGCGGTGAAGACGGTAACTTCTATGCCAACTTGGCGGAAGAGATGCCGGACCGTGAGTTAGGCCGCATTGCGTCTGATTTGCTTGGCGCGTTTGATTCTAACAAGTCTAGTCGTCAAGAGTGGGAAGACACTTACAAGAATGGCTTAGAGCTTCTTGGTTTTAATTACGAGGAGCGGGCGACCCCGTTCCGCGGCGCGAGTGGCGTGACGCATCCATTACTGGCCGAGGCTGCTACGCAGTTTCAGGCGCAGGCGTTTAACGAGTTACTGCCTTCTAGCGGGCCTGTTCGGACTGTTGTTCTGGGCAAGGACACGCGAGAGAAGCAGGATCAGGCGCATCGTGTTAAGCAGTTTATGAATTACTACATTACGAATGTCATGGAGGATTACACTCCTGACATGGATCAGATGTTGTTTTATTTACCGTTAGCGGGTTCTACTTTCAAGAAGATTTACTACGATGAGAACTTGGGCCGTGCGATAAGTAAGTTTGTACCTGCTGAAAATCTTGTGGTTCCTTACGATACTTCTGATTTAGATACATGTCCTAACATTACGCAGGTTGTGCGTATGGATTTGAACGATCTGCGCAAGAAGCAGGTTTCTGGTGTATATCTTGACATTGACGTTATTCCGTCTCAGGGCGAGATTACGGGTATTCGTGACGAGATTGACCGGATTGACGGTTATGAGCCTAGCCAGATTGATTACGACTGCACTTTGTTAGAGTGCCACGTTGATCTGGACTTAGATGGTTACGAGGATATTGGCGAAGACGGCGAGTCTACGGGTATTAAGGTTCCTTACATCGTAACTATTTCTCAGGATAACGGCCAGATACTGTCGATCCGCCGTAACTATGAGGAAGATGACGAGAAGAAAAAGAAGATCAGTTACTTTGTGCATTACAAGTTTTTGCCGGGGTTTGGTTTTTACGGGCTTGGTTTAATCCACACAATCGGTGGTTTGGCTCGTTCGGCAACATCTTCCCTGCGTCAGTTGATTGATGCGGGTACATTATCTAATCTCCCAGCGGGATTCAAAGCCCGCGGACTGCGGATCAGGGATGACGACGATCCTTTACAGCCGGGTGAATTTAGGGATGTGGATGCTCCCGGGGGTGCTATTCGTGATAGTTTAATGCCTTTACCGTTCAAGGGACCGGATCAGACGTTATTTAATCTGTTGGGTTTTGTTGTAGATGCGGGTCAGCGTTTTGCCACGATTACGAACATGAAGGTTGGCGACGGCGATCAGAGCGCTGCGGTTGGCACTACTATTGCTATGTTGGAGCAAGGGTCCCGTGTAATGAGCGCGGTACACAAGCGTTTACATTATGCGATGCGTGTAGAGTTTAAGATACTTGCTCGTGTGATGTCGGAAAGTTTACCTCAAGAGTATCCTTATTCTGTTGCGGGCGATGATGCTTCTGTCATGGCGTCAGACTTTGACGGTCGTGTAGACGTGGTTCCTGTTTCTAATCCGAATGTGTTTAGTCAGGCGCAGCGGATTGCTTTAGCTCAGACTAAGTTGCAGTTAGCGACACAGGCTCCAGAGATACATAACATGCACGAGGTTTACCGTGATATGTATGAAGCGCTGGGCGTGAACGATGTTGATAGATTAATGCAGTCTCTACCGGACAACGAGCCGCGGCCCACGGATCCTGCTCAAGAGAACATCAATGTGTTAGACCAGATGCGTTTACATGCGTTTACGGGTCAGGATCATCAGTCGCACATTATGGCTCACTTAGTATTTGGTTCTAGTCCTATGATGGGTCAGATGCCTGCTATTGCTGTATCGTTACAGAAGCATATTTTAGAGCATGTTAAGATACAGGCAGAGGAGCAGGCCATGGCTCAAATGGGTCAGGCGCAGGCTCAAGGTGGTGATCCGGCTCAGATGGAGATGCAGTATCAGGGCATGGTTGCGCAGTTAGTTGCGCAGGGTATGCAGCAGGCGAAAGAGCTTTCCGGACAAATATCTGGCGAAGGCCCGGATCCTTTGATACAGTTGAAGGAGAAGGAACTAGAGATCAAGGCTCAGTCAGAACAGGCGGATGCACAGGTAGATCAGGCGAAGTTACAGCTTGATTCTCAGAACCAGCAGATGCGTGGTCAGCAGTTCCAGCAGCGGCTTGCGAGCCAAGAGGGTCAGACGGACAAACGGATTGAGAGTGCAATGCAGCGCGAGTTGTTAAAACAGCAAAGAGGACAATAGAATGGCTAAAGTAAGAGTAAACGGGGCCCCTGCGGGTCCATCACCGAAGGCGGTTCCTTACGCTCAGATTGATAAGCAGGGACGTATTCCTTATGGCAAGACTGCGGAAGCTAAGATTCCTATGTCTTTAAAGCGCGGTACATCTCGCGGGATGGGTGCTGCAACAAAAGGCGGCGGCTACTGGGAGTGCTAAATAAATGGAGATGGCTTCGCTCTGGAATGTTGGTTTAACGGCTGGTTTTGGTTTCATCATATGGTGGGCCAAGAATCAGCATGACGAACTGGGGCGTGTTCGGATCCTTTTGAATAAGACTCGTGAAGAAATTGCAAAAGAGTATGTTACTAAACTAGATAGCTCGCAGGTTTTAAATCAAATTATGACAAAGTTTGACCGCATTGAGGAAAAAATTGACCGCCTGATGGAGCGTTAACATGATCGAGGTTTTGGCTCTAGCTGGCATGGTTACAAAAGTGGCTGGAAGCATAAGCTCTGCTATCAAAGCGGGGAAAGATATTAATGAGCTTATGCCTGCCTTTGGAAAACTTGCTGAGATTGAATCCGAGATAAACCTAGCAGAAAGTGGAAAACATAAAGGTCCACTCAGCCGACTTAGCTCTTCAGAGCAAGAGGGTTTTGCCATCGCATCTGCACGTATGGCGCATAAGAAAGCCTTAGAGGAACTACGGTCGTTGTGCAGAAGCGGCCCCACTGCGGAACCGGGATTATGGGATATGGTTGTTCACGAAACAGCACAGGCAAGAAAAAGACACAAACTTGCGTTGGAAGAACAAGCTGATAAACGCGACAAGATTTTTTGGATTATTTCTATAGTTTCTATTGGGCTTTTAATCGCGGTGGGTACAGGCGGTCTGATTTGGGGCGCGGCATTGTGGGCAGGGAGTAACAGGTAATGGATGAATTTACACGGGCGGATGTAAATAACAGCGGGGCCATCGAGAGAAATGAATGGGCTTTGCTTGAGTTAGATGACCGGCGCAAAAGGATCGATGACGAAGACCTGAAGCGCAACGCCGAGCGGCGCTATACAGGGTTCGCACTAGCAGGGATGTTGATTTACCCGTTTATTATCCTGTTGGCGTCTGTGCTGGGATTTGACAAAGCGGCTTCTCTTATAACAGATATAGCTAGTGTATACGTTATTGCGGCCAGCGGAGTTGTTGCTGCGTTTATGGGCTTTAATGCTTACTCCGCCAAGGCTGACAACAAGAAGGCTTCTGTGTCCTATGACGATAGGGTGATAGAAAAATGAATTTAATACAGGGTAACGTGGCCATAAAGGAGATAGTGTAATGTCTAAGCCGATTAAAAAAGTTATAAAGGGTTTGAAGAAAGCTTCGAAACTCCACGCGGGCCAAGCCAGGACTTTGCAGAGAGTGTTGAGGACAAACAAGACCGTTAAGAAATGAGCCTGTTTAGTTCTTTAATAGGTCCAGTTACAGGGATCCTTGACAAGGTTATTCCTGACTCTGACATGAAAGCCAAGCTGGCGCATGAGATAGCGACCATGTCCGACACCCACGCCCAGCAAGCCCTGTTAGCTCAGTTGGAGATCAACAAGGCTGAAGCGGCGTCTGGCAGCTTGTTCAAGGGCGGCTGGCGACCTTTCGTGGGGTGGATTTGTGGATTTGCGCTACTGTACCACTTTATCCTCTGCCCACTGATTATATTTGTAGTGACACTTTCTGGTGCAGCGATACCACCGCTGCCTGAGTTTGACATGGGTAGCCTTATGACAGTGTTGCTAGGTATGCTTGGAATTGGTGGTTTACGTTCATATGAAAAGACCAAAGGCTTAACAAAATGACCAAGCTGTCCGAAACCTCAGAATTTACCATACCGCTAAAGAACCTTCTGGCTCTGATCGGCGCGACGGCAGTGAGTGTTTGGGCGTACTTTGGAATTATAGAGCGGCTGTCTTTTCTTGAGCATGAACAGGTAATGCATTGGGAAGAAATTAGTGAGAATGACAGTTGGATAGATGACTGGAAGCCTCCTGCTAGTGTTCAGAAAAACATTGAGCGGGTACGCGCGATGGAGTTACAGATAAAAGAATTGCAGATGCGGCTTCACTTTTTGGAAAGCAAATAGTGTGGGTTTTAGTATGGATACAGTTAATTACGGGGATGCCGTTAGAATACTATCAATTGGACAGCTTTGATAGTAGAACGGTATGTGAACAGTATAGGCAGAGGGCAGAGATTTTAGTTACACACACTAACATGACTGTCGTCTGTTTAAGCGTAAGGATAAAAAAATGACTTTTAAACTAAGTTCACGGAGCGAGGCCAAGCTAGAGGGTTTAGACCCACGCCTTGTTGCGGTTGTTAAATCTGCCATCCACAAAACAAAGATCGACTTCGGCGTTATCTGCGGAATGAGAACGCTGGAAGAGCAGAAGGCGCTTGTTGAGAAGGGCGCAAGCCAGACGATGAAGTCTAAGCACCTCCAAGGATATGCCGTTGACCTGATGGCGTATATTGGATCAAGAGCTTCGTGGGAACTCAATCTGTATGACGATATTGCAGATGCGATGGCCGACGCTGCAAGAGAAGTGGACGTTCCTATTCGTTGGGGCGCAGCTTGGACA